ATTTCTTTTCAGGTTAGATTCAATCCAAGCAGTACTGTTATCTATGACTGTAGTGAACATTTCATCTGAAATATCATCTGAAATGTCTCCAAACATACTGTTCACATCATCTTTCGTACAATATGACATGCATTTTATCCTCCTTCATTAGTTATCATGTTTCTAATACTTTGAGGCGGTACAGAATGGTTCCTTCAGTGTCCGCATCACCAATAGCATCTTCAACATCTTTTAATCTTTTAAGTATAGTATTGGCAGTTGTAGCATCTCCTATTTCATCTTGCAAAGCTTTGATTGCAGCAGCGTCACCGGACTCTGCTTCCTCAATCATACGCAATAATCTACGGTTAATGTCTTCTTGACTGCCTTCAAGTGGACTATATCCTTTAACATCCATTGTTAATTCCCTCCAAAAATATTAAAAAAAGAATAAATTAGAAAATTTATGATTTGATAACTAAGAAACCATTACTGTCACGGACATTCAAGTTGGATTCCGCCCAAATGTAATGATCCACAGTTTGTGGTCTTCCAACATCTTCTGATTTAACGTTGATGAAAGCTTTAGGAATAGGAGTTCCATCTTCAGTTTCAGTGGTACCATCGTTTTCTAAGCTTTGAACAATACTGTAATCAGGGTCAGCGTATTTTTCAATAGTTGCACCAGGATTAGCACTGTCAAAGAAGACCATGTCACCATCACTGATTTTATGAGATGCAATGTAGTTGAAGTTTGGTTCGTATTTTTCTTTACGTAATGCCTGTTCGATTTTGAGTTTATCTGCACGTGAAACTAATGCAGTGTCAGGTGCGTAACCGGTAGCATTATCACTACTGTCATATCTCATTTCATCGTCTAATGCGATTTCGTTTTCAATGATGTTAGACGCACTTGTCCATGCTTTTAATGTTGCAGAAGAGGTTCTACCACCATTTAAGATTTCACTGGAATATTTTGCTTCAAAGAAGTCTGCGATTTTAACAACAGCTGCATTGTAGAATGATTGTAAGTTGCTGTCGTATCTTCCTCTCTGTTCATCACGGGTGTTAGCATGGTACATGAAACCGATTGGTAAGGTTTGTCCACCTACGGTTTGACCTTGTCCGAATTGGATTTCGTTGAAGTCAATACCATTGTTGGTGTACATTGGTTCTCCAACTTTAACATCACCGTTTAAGTAATTAGTGAATAATCCAGTAGGGTTTTGTTCGACTGGTAATAATGTTAAGAATTTTAAGGTTTGATAGATTCTTTTTTGTACGTATAATTCCTCATTTTGCACTTTATCTGGGAATACTGCTGGTAAGCCATTAAATGCCATGTTTTACTTCCTCCATAAGTTTTTTTATTTTATTTTATTCCGACAACGATTCTATTCGCTGTGCCCTGAGTGGTTAAAGCGATTGTATCGGATACGGTTGTACCTGATGATGCGGTTTTCTTGTAACCATCAGCTGACCATTCAACATACATTCCTGGAGTGATTGATTCTGATGCTTTTGCATCAACAGTTCTAACATCAGCGAATGCAGTTTCTACACCAACATCTCTTAATACACCTGCACTGATTGCTTGTGCTTTGGTGTAATTGGTTTTTGGATCCACAGCATATTCAGGATGGTCATGTGCAAATCCAATTACAACACCGTTGCTTCCTGTTGCTTTTTCCACTTGTAAGTCTCCAGTGATTGCTACAGCATCACCTTGTTTGATTGGTGCGGACAATACTGGTTTTTTTCCATCACCTGTTACTGAAACTACATCAGTCATGGTGATTGTACCTTCTACGGCTTTGCATGGGAGTGTAACTCCTCTATAGATATTTAGTTCCATTATTTGGGACCTCCATTTAACTTAGTTTAATTTTTGAAATAATTTGCTATACGTTCTGCTGTACCTGCCGGAACACTTTTTCTTTTGCGTTCGGTTTGTACGATTGGTTTAGCATCACGGTATAAATCTAAAAATGTATCATTGTCGTTTAAGCATAATTTTTTAGCAGCTTCCTTTTGTGAAGGAAGGATTATGCCTTTTTGAATGTAAGCGTCGACTGTTGCTTCTGCTCTTTCATCAAGTAATTCATCGACGGTAGCTTGCAGGTTTTTAATTTTTTCTGCTTGCTCGAGTTTGTCGTTGACTTCATTGTTCAGGTTGTTGATGGTTTGGTCAACTTCCTGGTTTTTGTTTTTAAGTTGTTCTTTTAGTTTTTCGATTTCTTCATCCTTTGTGGATAGTTCGTTTTCGTATCTTTCTTTGATTTTATTGAATTTGTCTAAAGTGTCGTTGTCCGGATTACCTTGTCCCTGTCCTTGTCCTGTTGGTTCTGGGTTAGGGTTTGGGTTTGGTTCCGGATTTGGGTTGTTATTGTTTGCCATAAAGTAATTCACCTCTAATAATGATAGCCTCCGCTAACATGTGTAGCATCATCGGATAAATGAAAATAAAAAAATAAGTTAATCTTGTGTTTGCTCTATCTCTTCAATGTCTTTCTCGAAGATATTATCAAGCAATTCAAACATAGTGTCATCTAATTCGATTATATCATTAGAATTGGACATCTTTCAGTTTCTCCTTTGGTATGAATTCAATTTCTATAAGCCAATCCATTCGCTTACCTACTGCAAATTCTTCTAAAATCCAATTGTTATAATTCTCAAATGCCTCATTGTTTAATTGTTGTCTGATTTTTTCTTTCTCATCAGGGTCAGAAGTATTGTCATAGGCTTCTTGATATTTGGCTTTGGCTTCATTGGATATTTCACGGAATTTACCTTCCATTCTGTATTTAAGTTCAGAAGCAGTATTTTCAGATACAAAACCTTCTCGTTTACTGAAAGTTCCTTGACGAGTATCTCTCATTATCCATACCCCATTTGGAGTTGTAGCATAACATACTTCTTGATTAATACCAAGAACATGGGAATATACATCCCCTCCACTAAATCCTCCATTATTGGTATGGTTATGAATTACACTGTAAGGTTTGTAATGAGTAGGGATTCCAACTCTATTCTTTTTACCACGAATATCTTTAGCATGAATTAAGTTTCCAGTTTCATTATCAATTGAATTTCCAAATTCAAGTTTGGCTTTTGCTCTTTTGGATTGATGTTTAACAACCTTATCAAATTGTTCTTTTGTAATTCTTACATCACTATAACTGTTTTCACGATTGTTTAATTGATAAACAGTATTCTCTCTAACTGGTTCTTCGATAGTTTCTGTTGTGGTTGTAGTTGTTGGGGTTTCATCGGTTGGTTCTGTTCCTTCTTTCTTGTAAAAATTAGCAACACACCTACAATTAGGATGCAAAGGAGGCAACATATCAACCTCATCCATACCATACTCCACATCACCACCAGTAACAGAAGACTTACAAAACTTCTCCTTACACAAAGAACACCTTGTAGACCTACAAGTAACATTAAAATGAGTCGCACCCTCCTCTTTAGCAATAACATACTCACTAATAGTAGAAGTACGGGCAATCTCAGTACGAGCAATAGTCTTGGCACGTTTATTCTTAATACCATCAACCTCAGATGAAATCCTTTTGGCCATCTTCATAGGATTACTACCCTTAGGATTATTATACTCCTCTGTCACAATACCTTTAACAGAATTTTTAATATCCTCTCCAACATCCTGAATCAAAGCACCTACCCTCTCACGAATAACAACACGAGTCAACTCCCTTTGAGCAGGTCGACTAAAACGGTGGTTGTTAGTCTCAGCTAATATGAGATTCAACATAGTATTATCATAACCGGTAGATTGCAAGGGATTATTAGAAGTATACTCACTTGTCTTTGCCAGGAACTCTTCCAAAGTATCACTGGATCTAACACCATTACTTAATTGTCTGATGATCTCATCAAACAATTTGTCAGTATACTGTAATCCTTTCTTGATTAGTTTACTCTGCGACGGCATTTAACTCACTAAGTATATCATCAGTTAAAGTTTCACCTAAAGAAGATGTGGGTTCCTGATAATCAAAGTTTTCTTCAGGCATAACAGGTTCCTCATTAGTGTACTCCACACCAGCTTCGGTTTTGAATAATAATGCTAATGATTCTTGAACCGCAGTGTTCTCACTGTCAATTGTTCCATTCTGCATTAAAGGTTGGAGAATATTGAATAATTTTTCCAAGTCACCGGATGAGAATTTATCAAAACTAAACATTGGAGCTGTTGCTTTTTTACCGAAGTTGAATTCAACAATACGGTCAATAATCTGCTCTTGAATACAACCAGCTATTTCTTCAAGTATTCCATCGAATACTAATCTACCGAATTCTAATTGAGTTTTACTTTGAGCGTAAGTACCTGTCTGTGAAGTATCACCTAACAATAAGTTTCCGATGAACATACGGCGGAATATTTGATTGTCTTTATAGGATAATATGTTGAAAAAGATTTCACCATTGTGACTTGTCTCCAGGACACCTACCTCTTCATTTACACCAATAGTCATTCCGGTGGTTCCTGCTGCAATATCATCAAAGGCATTTAACATCTGGTCACGACTAACCTCATCACCAGTTTTACCATACAATGTAGGTGATCCGTTTCTTTCAGCGAAAGTCATTAACCAATCCATCACATTTTCTTTGTCCTCGATGATTGGCAGGAAATCATGTAGTAATCCATGGCCTTGTTTTTCATCGTAAAGGCTGCCGAAACTATATAGTAAACATTTGTCGATTGGTATTTCAACAGTGTAATTGTCTACATCTTGGATAATGTTGATTAACTCACCGGTATCCTCATCATAATCAAAACAGTTACGGCCTAATGTTCGTATATGTATCGGTACAACACTAGAAACTATGAGGCGTCCGTCATCATTGACATCATATAACAATTCGTGAACGTTGTAACCCCACATTATTGCAGGGACCATTTGTTTGACTAATGTGTTGATGTTAATATTCATATTGTTAAGCATGTCTTCAACGAAATCACTGATTGTACTGTCCTGTTCATCAGGGTTGGTTAGAATCCATTTTTTGCTTGAGAGTAAGTATTTTAGGATGTCGAAACCGGTTCCTACCTGTGTGTCTCTGAGTATGCTTACTCCTGTTTTGTAGCTTATGTAAGAATCTGTGTTGTCAGTTCTGTTGAATAGTGAGATGTAACCTTTTACTTTGTGTGAGATTGTTCCTATTGTACTGTTGTGACTAACTCTTTTGAATATAAAATTATTAACTGTTGTTAATACGCTCATAATTATCTAAACCTCTTTCGTTGTCTTTTACTTGCTGTTCTAACAGTTCTATTATCATGTTTTTGTAAAAACAGATACCCGTAAGAGCATGCGTCGACAATATCATCATGTTTGCCGTTTGGAAATGACTTGAATTGTGATAAAAATAATTCTCTTTTCTCATTATCATTTATGCAGACGTGTACTTTACCATCATATATTGCATTGGCTAATGGTGTTGCACGGTCAGCTTTGGTTCCTTTAGGTTCGGATTGTTCAGTATTAAACCCCTTTAAACTTGATTTGTATTCTTCATATAACAATCCTGCTGCACCGCCTTTAGTACCAGGTTCTAACAGGATAGTGTATGCGGGACCATCCAGTTTTGCGGTTCTCATTATAACATTTTTAACATCGTTTCCGTATTGACCATGCTCAAAATCAAATATCCAATACTGGTCTCCTGGTGTGCGGAGCATTCTGACTCCGTCAGTGTAATCTCTTTCGTCACCCAGGGTATCATCACTACTTGCAATATCCCATGACCTGCATCTTGCTATAGGGTAATCATCAAAATGAGTTTCCCATATGATATGATCCACATGGAAAAAATCTGAAGTTAAGTCTAAAGGTTGTTGTTGGTAAATTGCTTGGAATTCCCTTTCACCCATTGCCTCTTGCTTTTTTTGGTAATCTTCAATACTGTATCTTTCAGGCCATAATGGGTCTCCGTTTTTATCTATTGCTGGGAATTCTAGGAAAGTGTAATCGTTAGGGTAATGTTCATGTAAGTATCCTTGTAAATCTTCACTGTGCCATCTGGTGTGGAGTATAACTAGTTTACTGTGCGGTTCAAGACGCTGTTCTATGATTGTCCGGAACCAGTTAACCTTTTTAGCTAGTAAACTTGGACTTATATCGTCGAAACCAGAATAGATATCATCCAATATTATGTAATCTGCGTCCTGACCTGTAATACTGCCGGAAGCACCAACTAATCTGATAGACCCTTTTTGCAGTTCACCTTCACCATTGGTGAACATGAGGTAAGTACTGGAATGTTTAACATCTGATAGGTAGATGTCGAATTCAGGGCCTATTCTTTTAATGTACTCTCTAAGTTGTATACCGAATTTCTCGGATAAACCTGCACTATTGTTCACGATTAGAATATTCAAGTCTTTGTCTTTTGACAGTAACCATAAAGGAAATGCTAATGTTATCATTGATGATTTACTATGTCTTGGAGGCATAGCAACGCACAAACGGTTAAACTTACCTTCTTTGAGGTTAGTTAAATGCTGTGCCAATGTATGAATATGAGGTGCATCAACCA